GCGCTGATGCCGGCGCTGTCGGGATTGGCGGATGTGCTGGGCGGGATCGTGGACGCATTCTCAAAGCTGCCCGCACCGATCCAGGGCCTAGTGGGTGGGATCGCCTTGTTGGTGGGGGCGTTTGTTGTGCTGGCTCCGTTGATCACTTCGGCCATCGGGTTGATCGGCGCGATTGGGCCGGCGGTGGCGGGAATCGTGGCGGCCTTCAGCGGACTTGGCGGTGTGCTGGCGGCAGTGGGCGCAGCGATTGCCGGATTCCTCACCTGGCCGGTGCTGCTGGTGGCGGGGCTGGTCGCTGCTGGTGTGGCGATCTTTGTATTCCGCGATCAGATCGGCGCGTTCTTCCAGCAGGTAGGGCGGCTGGCGGCCGAGGGGTGGAATGCTCTGATCGCTCCGCTGCGGCCGGCGCTGGATGCGATCGGGCAGGCCTTCAACGGACTGGTTGGAGTCTTGTCAAGCTTCTGGACTGGCGCTGCAAAGCTGTTCTATCAGCTGTTCATCGAGCCGATTGTGAAGTCTTCCCAGTATCTGTGGGGCCTAATTACTGAAGGGTGGAATGCCGTCAGTAGTGTTGCGTCGCGCATCTTCAGCGCCATCGCTAACGCTTACCAGAACATCGTCGTGAAGCCGCTGGTGGGTGCCTGGACGAAGATCGTGGACACGGCGAAGGCGGCACTGCGGGGGCTGCTGGGCTGGGCGGCTTCCGCCATCAACGGCGTGATCAATATGGTCAACCGGATCATCGACGGGATTAATGCCGTCCGGCGCCTTGCCGGTCTCTCAACGTTCGGTAGGGTCGGCAACGTCACCGTCCCCGCCTTCGCCCAGGGCGGCTACGTCACCGGCCCGACGCTGGGCCTGGTGGGTGAAGCCGGCCGGGAGTACATCGTGCCCGAGAGCAAGGCGGCAGGCTTTGCCAACAACATCATGGCCGGCAGGCGCGGGGCCGCGGCGATCCCATCAGGCACCAGCAGCAGCGGCGGCGGTGGCGCGGTGCAGGTCAACATCACCACCGGCCCGGTGATGCAGGACCAGAGCGGCCAACGGTGGATGACCATCGAGGACGGCGAGCGCATGGCCCGCCAGGCGGTGGAGCAGATGCAGCGCATCTCCCGCACACCAGGCGGCCGGTACGCGCAGGGGGTGCGATAGATGGCCAGAGGTCAATCCCAGTACCTGCGCATCTTCGACAACGGTGGCACGTTGCAGCGGTGGCAGAACTACTACGTCAATTCGACCGTCACCTTCGACTCTGCCAGCTGGGCGTTCCTTGGCTTCGACGTGGACGGCTTCACCGCAGGCCAGACCGGTGATAAAGGCGGTGTGAGCGTGACGCTGCCGGCCACTGCGTTCGTGATCGACACGGTGGAAGATGCGCTGCGTAATGCGCGGCTGGTGGAGCTGAGCATGTACGAGTTCGACACGCTCGACGGCAACAACACCCCGCAGGCTGGCCAAGAGCTGATCGCCAGCTACGTGGGCGAGGTGGTCGGCGCTGGCGGGCCGTTCGAGTCGATCTCGTTGGAGCTGGGCAGCAGCCTGTCGCCGGTCGGTGCGCAGGTGCCGCCGCGCAAGTTCACCAGCCGGCTGATCGGCGTGCCGGTAAAGCTATGAGCATCATCGGCAGCGATCCATTTGACGTGCTGGCCTACCAGCAGGGGCTGATTGCCGCACCGCTGGAGGAAGGCGGCGCCGGTGGCGCTGACGACCTGGACGTGGCGCAGCGGTCGATCACTATCGGCGAGGTGATCCCGATCGTGTTTGGCCGGCGGGTGGGTGACGTGGGCGGCGTGCTGGTGAGCCCTGGCGCGACCGAAGCCAGGTTTGAGAACGATGCAATGAACGCCGTGACCGCCAAGTATCACGTCGTTATCTCAGAAGGCGACCTTGATCAGGTCCAGGTGCGTGACCTGTTCCAGCGCTCCTGCCGGGTCGGCACCTTCACCCAGAGCTATAACCGCCGCGGCGGATCGTGGACGGCGGGGAACTTCATCGTGAACCGCGCCGGCTACACGCGGCCGGAATGTCCCTACTACTGCGGTTCAGGCGGCACCTACGAAGGCATGAGCACTGGCAGCTTCACCATCATCGCGCCGGATGGCGACACCCGATGGGACCGGCAGGTGCATCTGTTCATCCGTGGCGGCATGTACGTCACCCGGCTGCTCGACAGCACGCTGGGGCCGAGCAACAACGTGGCCGACCTGGCGCTCTGGCTGTTCCGCAACACCAGCCGCACGCCCGAGGCGCTGATCGACGTGGATGCGTTTGAGGACGCGGCCAGCTTCACCGACCAGCTGGGCTTGTGGTTCAACGGTGAGATCAAGGAATCAACCAACCTTGAGGACTGGCTGGCGACGAACGCCCGCTACTTCCTGCTCAGCAAGTCCAAGGTCGGCGGCAAGGTGGGACTCCGGCCGCTGCTGCCGACCACCAGCACCAACGCGCTGCAGGTGACCCCGGTGCAGCCGGTGTTCGTGTTTGATGAGTCGAAGATTATCCCCGGCAGCTTCGAGATCAGCTACGTGCCGCTGAACGAGCGCAAGCCGTTCTGCGCGCTGATGCTGTGGCGCCAGCAGCCAACGGACGACATCGGCCTAATCAGGACGACGGAGGTGCGCTACACCGGCCAAGCGACGGACGGGCCCTTTGAGCAGCACGACCTGTCGGTATTTGCTACATCCGAGAATCATGCGGTGAAGGTCGGCGCCTACATCGTGGCCCGTCGGCGGTACGTGGTGCACACGCTGCGGATCAAGGTACGGCCTGCTGCGTTCAACACCACGCTGAGCCAGGGCGACATCGTGCAGGTGATCATGCAGCGGGTGGCAAGCTCTGCCGCTGCTGGTGAGCATCGGTACCTATACGAAGTCGATCGCATCAGCAAGAGCCGCACCGGTGAAGTGTCACTGGACCTGACGCACTTCCCGGAGGACGGCCTGGGCCGCAGCTTGGTGGCGCTGGATGTGGCGGCTGCCACTGGCGGGGGCGTGCTGTTCTCCACCACGAAGAGCGGCATCAGCTGCGACGTGAACAGCAGCAGCGACACCACTGCGGCCACGGACGACGGGCAGGATTTGACGGGCCTGCCTGGTGATGATGCGTTTGACGTGGTCATCCCCGACACCGACTTCGGCAGCGGTGCTGATGGTGATGGCGGCGGTGACGGCGGCAGCGGTAGCGAAGAAGGTGGCGGCAGTGAACCGATTGATAATCAGGGGTCTGAGGTCGGTGGCATCTCCCCTGGTGGCCCGATCCCTGGCGATACGCTGACCTATCCAGGCTGCGGATGTACGAATAGCTCGATTGACTGGTATCGAGATGGGGTCCTTGTTGGGAACAGCGCTACATATACAGTCACTGTTGCAGACATGGGGGGCACACTCATCGGCGTCGGCAAGTGTGACGGCATTGATACATGCCAGTCCGCTCCGATTCCGGTGCCAGTTACTCCTACTGCATACAGTTACTGGCGCTTTAAGTCATCGGGTGGCACCGTGTATGGTTGGCAAGATACCGCATTTACCTATGGTGGATTGGTTGACGGATTTGGGGCAGGCATAACGGCATGGAAAATCCACTCTGGCGTCTATGGCGTCCCCGGTGGCAACGGCACTCTTGCACAGCTAGCTGCGCTTTCCATCAGTGGGAATACGGTGCAGGCGGTATACTATACTTACAGCGGTTCAACTGGCGTTACTGTTTTCCCTAGTCCCGGCATATGGCAATTCGCAAACTCAAACCAAGACCCAGGCGTTGACGCTTGGGAGTTTGAATGGGGGGGATCCTAGGAGGACAGCTTATCGCCATGACAACAATACGCGCAATGATACAAATGGCACCCCCCGCAGTTGTTGCCGAAAGGGTGGCAATCTGCGGGGGATGTGAGCACTTCCAAAAGGTCGCCCGGCGCTGTAAGCTTTGCGGGTGCTTTGTTCACTTAAAGGCCAAAGCCCAAGCGTCAAAGTGTCCAGCTGGTAAGTGGTAGCCATGGCCGCATTCCCCTCCAGCATCATCCCCAGCACCCGCACCTATTCGCCGGGTGCATTCCCCCATACGGTGCATGGGGTCTACGACGGCAGCGAGGCGCGGGTGCGGCACTCAAATACCGTGCTGGGTGTGCGGCTGCGGCTGTTCTTTCCTGCGATCACCACTGCTGAGCTGCTGACGGTGATCGGCCACTACGCCGGCCAGAGCGGGCGGTTCCTGTCATTCGCCATCCCTTATGATCTGCTGAGCGGTGTGACGACACCTGCAGACTTCACCCCAGCCGGCCATCAGTGGCGCTACGCGGCACGGCCAACGGTGGAGGACATCTCAATCGTTGGAGGCACCAACCGGCACAACCTGACGATTGAGCTGGAGACAGTGCCGCCAGAGAACACCATTGCCCAGGGGGCACGACTGCGGGCTCGTGCAAGCCTGCGGGCCGGCAGTGCGCAGATTGGCGAGTTCTTCGATGTCTACGCCTGGCTTGATGCTGGTGCTGGTGCTGGCGCGGCTGCGGATCCGTTCCTGGTTACGGCGACGCTAAATGCTGGGGCGGGAAGCAACGTATTGACTGATCCCGACTTTGCCAGCGTGTCACTGTTGCTGCCCTTCAACGGCACCAATGGGAGCACAACGTTCACCGACGCCAGCGGTAACGCATTTACGACTACAGCCAGCGGCAACGCACAGATCAGCACGGCTCAAAGCCAGTGGGGCGGGGCCAGTCTGATGCTGGATGGGACTGGCGATTATTTGACTGTTGCTGATGACGACGCATTTGAGTTTGGCTCGCTTGATTTTACGGTTGAGTTCTGGATGTACCTCGACGCATCTATTCCAGCCGATGGACGTGCATTGATCAATAAGGGCAACTGGCCAACAGCTACATCATCCTTCTTGATTTTCTACGGCGGATCCAGAGAACTTGCGCTGTACGCAAGCAGCAACGGAACGACATGGAATCTAGCAGCAGATCAACGACTTGCAACTAATCCGGCACTTGCGACCTGGCATCACGTCGCTATTACTCGGAACAGCGGAACATTCCGTGGCTTCCTAAACGGAACGCTTGGCTTCACACATGCAATATCCGGTGCGCTCCAAAGCAACAGCTATCCGCTAAGGATTGGCGCGGGAGAAGGTGCCGCAGGGGCTTTTATGGGCAGCATTGACGATCTCCGAATCACGAAAGGCGTGGCCCGCTACACCACTAACTTCACCCCACCCGCTGCGGCATTCCCCACGAGCTAAGGGGTGGCCATGCGGATCCATAGCCTGAGCCAAGCAGGTCTGTATCCATGGCATCCTTCATCTACAACAGCTTCTGGGCCGACCTAGGCGCTGGAACCATTGACCTGGACACCAACACCTTCAAGGTGATGCTGGTGACCAGCAGCTACACCGCCGACAAGGACGCGCACGACCGCCGCAACGACGTGACGAATGAGGTGAGCGGGACGGGGTACACCGCCGGCGGCGCCACCTGCACCATCACGATCGCCACTAACACAAACCTCGACCGCACCACCTATACCTTCACGTCGGTGAACTGGCCCACTAGCACTATCACCGCTCGGGGTGCTGTGGTGTACAAGTCCACCGGGACCAGCTCAGCCGATGCACTGGTCTTCTACAACGACTTCGGCGCCAACGTCACAACCAGTGCCGCGACCTTCACGGTGGCGCAGTCGGTTATCACGGTGCAGAACTGATCAGTGGCATTCCCCGCCCTGGAGCCCTACGGCCGGAGCTTTGACTTCGGCGACTTCGCCATGAGCGAAGCCAATGCGTTCGGCGGTGGCTCGATGCGCTTCACCCACGCCGATGAAGCGCTGGGCCATGGCCTGACGCTGGAGTATCTGGAGATCAGCGAAGCCGACATCACCGCCATCCGCGAGCACTACCAAGGCCAGCAGGGCGGATACCTGAGCTTCACCCTGCCGGCGATCATCTGGCAGGGGCACACCACCGTCGAGACGATCGTGTCGGCCGCCGGCCGCTGGAAGTACGCCAGCCCCTTGGAGGAGGAACACTTGCAGGGGAAGCTCTACAACGTGACCGTCTCGCTGCAGTACGTCGGGGCCTTGCTCACGTCCTGATCCATAGCCTGAAAGCACCGCAGCCCACCGTCTCATGCCTGGGTCAGAACCCACTCATGGGGACATCCTGGAGAAGCTGGGCGAGCTGAAAGGCCAGGTGGCGACGCTGATCAGCCTGCTGGCCCAGAAGCGGGACGACATCAATGCGCTCTACGGCCGGGTCGGGCTGCTGGAGAAGACCAGCGCCAGCCGCGAGGAACTCGGAAGCGCCGAGCAACGCATCAGCGGGCTGGAGAAGGAGGTGGCGAAATGGGCCGGCATCTGCCTGGCGGCATCCATCGCTCTGCCGCTGGTGACGCCCTACCTGCTGCAGGGTGCCGAGCGGATAGAGCAGAAGGTGGAGCAAGCGAGATGAGCCGCCAGCGCCTGGTCACGGCTGCACTCAGCGCTGCTCTCAGCGGGTTCGCAATCGCTGCATCGGTGTTCACCGCTGACTGGATCAACTGCCTGCAGGGCCAGGGCGGTGTGGTCTGCCGTGAGCCGCGCAACGCTGCCGCCGGGTCGTGGACGGGTCTGGCCACCACGGCGATGGCGCTGGTGACCAACATCCTGGGCGACGAGCCATGACCACCGCAACCCTCCGCGCCGCCGCCCAGCACATCGCCAGGGCCGGCACCATCACACCCCACCAGCTGGCAGCACTGGGCCGTCTGGATGAGCTGCTGAGCGATGCACAGCGGCAGGCATTCACTGAGCTGTGGCGGGCTGAGGGCAGCCCTGCTGGGCCGGTGCTGGAGCTGAAGGCGGACTGGCTGCCGGCCGCGCTCAAGATCATCAAGGCGTTCGAGGGCTGCCACCTGGCGGCCTACATCTGCCCAGCTGGTGTGCCGACGATCGGTTGGGGCACTACCGCCGGGGTGAAGCTCGGCGACACCATCAGCCAGGCCCGCGCTGACGAGCTTCTGGCCGACGACGTGCAGGCCCGCTACCAGCGCCTGGTGGAGCTGCTGCCGATGGTGCGGCAGTGGTCCGGCAACCGCGTGGCGGCGCTGGTGTCGTGGGCGTACAACGTCGGCAATGGCGCGGTGGCCGACTCGACACTGCGCAAGCGGCTGCTCGCTGGCGAGGATCCGGTGCGCGTCGTGTCGGAGGAGCTGCCACGCTGGGACAAGGCGAACAACAAGCCACTGGATGGCCTGACCCGGCGGCGTGCTGCAGAGGTGGCGCTGTTTGTGGGTCGGCCGGCGGTGGAGCTGCAGCAGCCGGCAAGGGTCACACCCTCCAGCCCGTTCTCGACACGCCTCACCCCGCACATCACTCTCGGTGAGTTCGCGCTGGGCCAGGAGGCGCGGCGGTTCGATCACCAGCATCAGGTGGATACCGCAGCCGAGCTGGCCGCCTTCATGGAGCGCTGCCGCAAGCAGTTCGGTGGCAGGCCGGTGATCATCACCAGCGGCTATCGGCCGGCGGCTATCAATCGATCAGTCGGCGGGGCCAGCAGTTCTGAGCACCTCTACAACGCGCCCAACGTGGGGGCGGTGGATTTCAACATGATCGGCGTCAACGTCAAGACGCTGCAGGACTGGTGCGACGCGAACTGGCCCTACAGCCTCGGCTACGGCGCAGCGAAGGGCTTCGTTCATCTGGGCATCAGGGCGGGTCGGCCTCGCGTTCGCTGGGATTATTGATGGCCTTCGATCACCTGATCGACGAGACCGAGCTACAGCCCAAGCGAGTAACAAAATGGCGTTTCAGGTCGCGGATCCTGGCGGCATGGGATCACAACTGTGCCTATTGCACTGAGCACGCCGACACGCTCGACCATGTGCTGCCACGGTCCCGCGGTGGGATGACCGTGCAGGAGAACCTGATACCGGCCTGTCGCCGCTGCAACGGGGCGAAGAGCAGCAGCGACTGGCGGGAATGGTTCATGGCCCAGGCGTGGCATTGCCCTGATCGGATGGCACGAATTGACGCCTGGATTATTGGCTCTCCACAGACTGCAATAAAGACAGAGCCTGATCCGTGACGATCACCACCATCAGGCGTTCGCCGCAACTGCTGGAGATACGCATCCCATACACCTGCAACGACGACCAGGCGACATTCCTACTGGCTTCAGACATTCACCTCGACAACCCCAAATGTGACCGGGCGCTGTTCAGTAAGCACCTGAACGAGATGAATGACCGCAACGGCCATGCGCTGTTCTTCGGTGATGTGATGTGCCTGATGCAGGGGAAGAAGGACCGGCGCGGCAGTAAGGGCGACATCAGGCCCGAGCACCTGGGGTCAAACTACTTCGATCTGGTGTTCCGCGAAACGGCGCAATGGCTCAAGCCATGGCAGGAGCGGATCCTGTTGATGGGTGACGGCAACCACGAAACGGCGGTCATCAACAACCAGGAGATCAACCCGCTGCAGAACGTGGTGCGGATCATGCGTGATGCCGGCGCACCCACTGAGCACCTCGGCTATCAGGGCTTCGTGCGGTTTGTGTTCTACCAGCAGGGTTCGTCATGCGTTCGGCGCTGCACCCTGTATTTCCACCACGGCGCATGGGGCGGCATCATCACCAAGGGCACCATGGGCGGCGGCCGTTACGCCAGCATTGCGCCGGATGCCGACCTGGTGCTGAACGGGCACAACCACGAACGCAGCATGGTGGCGCACCCGTGCTACAGGGTGGCCGAGAATGGTAAGGTCTGGATTGAGCAGCGCTGGCACATGCAGACCGGCACCTACAAACAGGAGTTCGATGGCACCGGTGGATGGGCTGTCGAGCGGATCGTCATGCCCAAGTCGCTGGGTGGGATCTGGCTGACACTCAGGCCCAGGAAGCGGGGCGGCGTGGAGATCATCGCCACACCGACCACCTAGGGCGTCCGCGTCCCCGTAGCACTGCACATCATCTCCAGCACGGCGATGGCATGGTGGCCGGTGTAGCAACGGACGACGGTACCGAGGCCCACCACTGCCCAGCATGTGCCGCCTCGGCTGTCCTTACCAACTGTGATGTATGGCACCGAATCGACGGTCTCAGACTGTGGCAACTGCGCTAGGTCCATGGATTCCTTCCTTGCTCCGACTCTCAGCCTGCCGACACAGCTGGAGATGGAACTGGACAAGCGAACCGCGGCACGGATGAGCCGAGATCAGTTGGTGGCGAAGACGGAGGAGCTGATTGAAAGCTGGTACATGCAGCATCAGATGATCAATGAGATGCTCGGCGCGATCCGTCAGCTACAGGTGCAGGTGGCGCTGGCTGGGCCGCCGGTGCCGGCAAAGCGTGGGCCGGAGGAACGGCACGTGCAATGGGCGCGGGAGTTGATGGGGCGGCGCTGAGCTCCCTCACCCTCTGCAGCGGGATCATCGCCACCTGCGGCACCACGGCATTGCCCAGTGCCTTCAAACGGTCCACCCGACCGCGAAGCCCATCATCTCCTCGACGAAGGCCGGGTTCAGATAGAAACGCTCGCCAGTCGGGAGCAAGTCGGGCAACCGCTGAGGGCCATGGCGTTGCGCCTTCTCCCAGTTGGTTGGGCCCTTCCAATCGTTCGCCGTGGGGGTTAGCAGCCCCACGTCCCCATAGGTCATCCACAGCCAGTCCGTCAGTGTCACCCCGCTGTGGTGCTGGGAACCTGGCTTGCGTGTCGCTGTCGCGTTGCGGGCCCCCAGCCGATCGGTGGCGACGGGCATAGGCAACAAGCCACCAGCGGTCCCTGCGGTGGCAGGCGCCCACAGCACTTGCCGGAATACATGCCCATTCCGCATCAAACCCTGCTTCGGCCAGTTCTCCGAGAACGATGTCCAGCCCTCCAGAAACGATCGCTGCGACGTTCTCCAAGACGACGAATCGCGGTCCCACCATGCGAATGACACGCAAGAGTTCGTAAAAGAGACCTGACCGAGTGCCGACCTTGATACCGGCTTGCCGGCCGGCTTGGCTGATGTCCTGGCAGGGGAAGCCTCCGCAAACAATGTCAGCTGAACCCGGCTGCGGCTGGTAGGTGCAGATGTCGTCATGGATGGGGACTCCTGGGAAATGTTTGGCAAGGATGCGCTGGCAGTACGGCTCACGTTCTACGAACTGAACCGTCTCAATTCCGCCGAGCCATTGAGCGGCGAGGCTGAAGCCGCCGATGCCGCTGAAGGTGTCGATCATGCGCAGAGTCACGCGACCACCCCCACCAACACCAGCTGCACCACCCCATTCGCCCACTGACGCCGTCGTCGTCGCTGCCGGGGCCGTGGCGGCAACTCCACCCGGCACACTGCCACTAGCACCAGCTGCATCGAGTGGGACGCCAGCGATGCCTGCAGCCGCTCCAGCCGTGACTCCAGCGACCTGGTAGAGATGCCCTCCTGTCGGGCCAGCTCGGGCCGCGGCGTCTCCACACCATCGAGGCCCCACGCCATCACCAGCAGCCGCTGATCAGGTGGCGGCAGGCGGGCGAT